AGCGATGGATTTTCGGACCAGGCCTAACATCTGGCGAGTTACTTGACGAAATAAATGAAAGACTCGGTCATTTCCAAAGATGCAACCAAGAATTTGACATGATCAAGGATGCGAAGGGCCAGGACGGTTCAAGCTGGGATAGCTAGCAATCATAATAGTGGTTGGAGATTGACATACTCCTAATGACACTACTCACTCCAAAGATATTAGAAGCGTAACCTTCCTACTACGAAGAAATCACAATGATTATTGAGTTTTGCGCTTCTATGATATGCCAATTCCAGACTGGCTATAAAGGTATGCCGGTTTGGATTTACGACATTGTTGGCGTCTGTTTTTCAGGTCATGCCACAAGAACAACTTTCGGCAATACCTGGAGGTGCTGGATAAGAGTCGTAATCACCATGGAAATCGGCGGCTGCAGAAACTAAGTATCATGTTTCACTGGTGACGATAATGTGTCGTTCTTTCCTACCGAGCAAGGAGCTAGGCAGTATACTTACGGCCTCAAACTCGCTACAACAGGACAAATAAGTATGATACTTGGACTTGAAGTTAAGAACGTCGAAGGAATTTCAGAGGGTTAAGCATCCTTCCTGTCAAAAGAAATTGAGTACACAAAACAGGGAGGTGTCCACTCCATGTCAAGGAGGGTCAAGAAGATGCTCGTAGACATACATTAGGCTTCATGCTACTCAGACGATCCAAAACACGATGAGTAGTTCAAAGGCCGGTGGTAAGGCATCGCACAGCAACTCAAAATTGACATTGCAGATTTCAAACCGCAAACTCAAGAAACGGTTAAGATCAACGAGTGGATCATGGACCTTATTGAATATGGTGAAGGACTTACATACTAACCGGCAAACAAAAACAAATCAAAAAGAATTGTTACGAGGGCCATGTATCGGGCATAAAAGGCTTAACAGGATGAGACCCTGCACAAGTCAATGGTCATCGATGTCATGACACTCGCGCGGGATTAACAACTACTCCCGCCTGAAGACCGCCTTGTGGTAGACCACCACACGGCTTTCACAAAAGCACGCGTCGAGGAAACACGCCGACGCGCGGCCGGTTATGAGTGAGTGGTCCGGTGAGCAAGCGGCTCTAGTCCCATCGGAGTGCGCAGCTCACCACCCCACCACCCTAGCTGCATGATAGTCTTAAGAGGGTCACAGGTTTTCCAACTGAGCACAACCCTACAGACAAGGACCATGCAGTGCCTGTTATAAATCGGCTCAGACTTCGTGATTTCCTGAACACGGTAATAGCCACTCTACGGAGGTTGGTGGGTTTCAGGACAGGGCGCTGGCACAGCGGATCCCTTGAC